GTCATCAGATGCCCAATTTAAAGGAGAGTGGTAAGTATTAGCATGCCATAAAACAGCTCTATTTTCAGCGAAGCCAATATGTGTATTTAATTCATCATTTAAATAAAACCCCGTGCCTTTATGTAGATTTGTATTACCTTTAACATAAACTATAATTTGATAATCACATTTCTTGCTGTGGTCACAATGAACTACTGGCTCGACAGTTGCTAACATTGTGTAGCTACAAAAGTTTACTTTGAATTTTTTATTTAATAATTTTTCACTTTTATCTTTCATTATTTTGCTTACCCATTCCTCGCCTTCCGCGGAGAACCATATGTGATTTATATTATCTATTATATTTAGTCTAGCTGCATAATTTATATATGGTAAATGATTTTGTAATTTAGTTAAAACTTCTTCATCAAAAAAATTATCCATTACTGTAATGTGAAATCCATCCATTGTTTACCTTAACATCATCCAAGAAGTTAAAATATATTTTGTACCTTTTAAAGGTGGATTGCCTCTATGAACATAAGGAAAACCAGCGGGCCATATTACAATCCGACCAGTTTTTGGTTCTACCCTTTGAGAAAAATTTAAAAATTCAGTCTCACCACCATCTTTTACATCATTTAGATAGACAGAAAATACAAAGGCTCTGGGTTCTTGTCCATGACCAACACCATGTTCTACATGCCAAATATGGTATCCTTCAGTTGGTAAAGTTTTTTGTATTTTTATATTTGTATATTTAAAATCTTTTCCGTCATAGTTGTAAGCTTTAGCAGCTCCAGTAGTATTTGCATAATGTTGCCACGCAATATCAAAATTAAAGACCAAAGGTTTAAGGTCTTCCCACCATACATCAATGTTATGTCCACCTGCAAAAAATTGTTTATCTTGCTTTGCAAGTATGGATTGATTTTCTG